TTATCACTAACTGCTGGAGTTAGTAGTGCAGTAAGTAGTACTACAAGCACAAGTACAAGCACAAGTAGTAGTTCTTCAAGTTCTAGCAGTAGTTCTTCTTCAAGTTCTAGCGGCGGCGGATACTAAAAAACCCTACAGACAAAAAAATACCCCGATTTTTTTTCGGGGTATTTTGGTAATTAAAAGTCGAATTATATATCAACCTCCATCAATATCACAACCTATCACACTACCACTGACAATTCCAAGAGGGATTGCCCACCAACGTCCATCTCCTTGAGATATTGCTGCGGCAGCTCCACCACCTAAGATACCACCAAGGATTGCTCCTTCACTACACTCATTACCATCAGGTGAAGGTTCTCTTTGAAAGATAGGTCTTGATGGTCTTGGATGATTGCATGGTACTTCAATAGTATCATGCCATGAATTAACATATCCTGGTCGATTTGCTGTGCCAGGAACATACTCTTCTCTATACTCTTGCCTTGTGCATGTACTAGATGAAGAATATCCTGGTTGATAACTATTACTTGCTCTCCACCAAGGATTTACTGGTGCTGGTTCTCTTCTTACTCTATCATTGTAAGGAGTAGAACTTGATGATGGTCCAAGTATACTATCAAACCAATTCCAATTTCTAGAGGGAGCATCTTCATATGCTTGACGATTACTACGATCACCAATACTCTCTGCACTAACAGGAGCAATTAGAAATGGTAGTAACAAAAGAGGTAATGCTTTCATTGGAATCCTTTTTAATATGTATATTATAGCATAAAAAAGGGGGTGTTTAACCCCCTTGTGACAGTTTTCTAATTGTGTGCTTGTTTGTGCCCTTCTACTATAGCGTCAACTATAATTTTTTTCAACTCTCTTGATTTTTTCTTTCCAAGACCAGCACGTGTATCAATTTGTACCTTTAACCAGTATACAAAGGCAAGTACCAATATAAATTGAATACCTTCACCCCATGATAAATTCCATGCTTCATTAAGATCTAATGAAGCAGCACCTAATAAATTAATCAATTAATCTTCCCCCGCAAGTTTAGCAAAGTATGAAAGAGTGTCTTCGGAATCCTCAACAGGAGATGAAGCAACTGCATTCTTAAGACCAGCGAGGTCAGAATCATTGAAACCACCAGAAGGTTGTGGTTCATACTCCTCACTATCCACACCAATGTTAGGACGTACAGGTGCAGCACCTTTACCAAGAACTAAGTTAAGGCGTTTCTGTAGATCTTCATATGATTTGAAGTTCTTCTCTGCTTCAAACTCTGCAAGAGAGTAACCCTCTTTCCAGATAGACTCTAGTTTATCATCATCGAAGTTACCTAGTGTTTTAGGTGCAGCGAATTCAGACTTGTCATAGTTCCAGTAACCATCAACCTTGCGGATCTTCAATTTGAAGTCAGCACCCTTCCAGAAATTGAAAGGATCAATAGGACTCTCGTCTGCAAATGCAGGTTGCATTGCTTCAACAAGTTTATCAAAAATCTTCTTACCAAATTTGTATAGGAAGACACGACCCTCATTCTCAGGGTGAGCAGGATCTTGAACAACATAAATGTTGCTGTAGTAGGAAAGTTTACGCTTCTGAGCACGTGCGATTTCCTTATCGCTATCACGACCACTGTTCCAAAGTTCCCTGTTCAGTTCTCCAACGGGATCATCCTTACCAAGTGTAGTAAGACTGTTCTCAATGTACCACTGTCCACCTGGACCTTTAAAAGCATGACTCCAAACCTTTGCCCAAGGCATATCTTCTCCATCAGGAGCAGGAAGGAATCGTATAACTGCGTAACCGTTACCAGACTTATCAAGTTCAGGTTTCCAGAAACGCTCATCAGCAGAAGAACCAGCAGCAGGCTGATTCAATTTCTCAATCTCTCTGGATAGTTTTGCAAAGGTATCACCCTTAGATGATGCCTTTTTAAGAGAGGCAAATGACATTTCGTATTCTCCGTATTAAGTGTGTTGTTTTGGATTGTTACTGTGTAATCGTAACATACTATTTAGGTTTAGTCAACCCCTCGTCGTGCAGTTGTTTCAAGTGTTTGAATCATAGCATCCATGCACTCTAAGAGGTCTTTATACCCAAAAGCATTGGACAGGGCATTGATCCTAGATTTCATGTCTGCTGCTTCCCTGTCCTCTGATGCAGCAAGGCATAGTCTACCATAAAAAGTCTTTTGTTTATCGATCAAGTTTTTACAATCTTCAATATGATCTAGTCTCTCTTCTCTACTCATCGTAGAAAGTTTTGCTGTCATTGCAGCAACTTCTTGATAAGTGTTGAAGATATCTTGTAGATTGTTTTGTACTTGGTCTGAATTGAAAAATTTACTCATTTTACAATGGTAGTACTCCTTTAGATCTTTTTTTCATATAGTTTAAACGCTCTGCTTCATGTCGCAAGCGTTCTTTAAGGGGTTTAGACATTAGTTTAGGAACAGTTTCAATCTCAATCTCATTCTCTTGACAGTAGGTTACTACTGCTTCAATGTATGAAATGAGACCACTGCTACGCTTAACCAATCGCTCAATTTCTTGAGAGAATTTGGTGGGCGTTAAAAATTTGTCCTCAACTTCTTTATCAGGCATTCGTTCTTCCCCTAACAAATTCTTCAATATAGGATTTGAGTAATTGTAAATAGTCATCAAGATTGTACTTCTGAAATACTTGAACAGATCCCTCTTCAGTTGCGATAAGTGTGACAATTTTCTGCACCTCTAAACCTGAACGTTCAAGGAACATTGCTGCATACGCAGTCTCTTGAACAAAATAATGTTCAACCCAATCTTCCTTCTTTTCTTTTGTTGAAGTTTTGAAATCGATTACTGCCAACTCACCATCAAACTCAGCGATGCAGTCTACACGACCAGCAAGACCAAGGTAATGAGAGTATAGAAAAGTCTCTAAACAATGAATGTTATTGATACGATCTAACGTAGGCTTTGCTATGTGAAACATTCTAACAGACAATGGATTATTTTCCAAGTATTTGTCTGTATCTAATTCCCCTTTGAAATAATCTTCAGTAATAGAATGGAATGCTGTACCTCTTTGTGTTGCTCTGGCAGTAATTCTGTTCGCTTCCGTTTCACCAATTTTCTTTCTCCAATTTGAGAAGAAAGCAGCGTTCTTAAACGATGTGATGGAAGTTACACTCGGATAATATTTATCCGCACCAGGAATAGGGTAGAATCTAGTACCATTACGGTCAATAGCATCAACCTCTACATGTTCTTTGAGGTCGGTATCAATAAATTTAAACATTAAAAACCTAGATTATACTTAGTGACAAGATAAGATTTGACCAGTCCAGACCTCACGATGTCATCAATACCAAACTCAACGCAAGTAAACTCACGCATAGTCTGAAGAATATTAATGAAGTTTGAGATACCAGACTTCTCATTCTCTCTAGTGAGATCAGTTTGAGTGATGTCACCACAGAACATAATCTTAGAATCTTGACCAACTCTTGTTATTATACTATCAAGTTCATGATAATTCAAGTTACTGAATTCATCTACTAAAACAATAGCATTATCGAGAGTAACACCACGAATAAAACTTGTAGACCAGAAACTTATTGTTTCTTGAGCACGAAGATTTTCATAGAGCATATTAAAAGAGTTATCATCAGGCATACTGAACATATATCTTACCATATTTTTGTATGGTATCTGATATAGTGCAGACTTATCTTCATGGTCACCAGGTAGGAAACCAATCTCTCTAGTAGGTACTAGAGACCTGACAATGTATATCTTATCATAAGGTGTGCTCTCGTCAAGTACTTCTTTCAAAGCAAGATACAATGTAATAAAAGTTTTACCTGTACCTGCTGCACCATGTAACAGAAGGTTTTGTCCTTCTGCATACTGTTCAAACACTAACTCCTGATTAGAAGTCAATGGATTAACAGGAACCATGTAAGATGAATCAATAGGTTTCTTTCGTTTCATCATTTTCTTTGACATGGGTTGTAGTGGTGCAGTACCATTACCATTAGTTTTCTTTCGTGCTCTTGCCATGATTTAAGTAAAACGACTCAAGTTTGATCGGGGATGTGCTGCTTGTACTTTGGACATGACTTCTTTGAAACCATCATCCACTTTAGGTTTGCCATACATATGACCACCTATACCTGCACCCCAATCTTTATCCCAATCAGGATTGTCCTTCCTCCACTGATCATAATCTTTCATTGACATGGAGAGTTCTTTTGTTTCTCCACTCTCCTTATGTTTTACAGGGTAGGTGGGCATTCAAGTTTCCTCCTTTTGTTGTTTTTGTTCTTGCTTAATACGCCATCTAAATTGTTTGGCATATTTAACTTCCTCCTCAGTATACCAGTCTGGGTGTTTTTTTGCAAGTTTTATAATCTTCTTCGCTGCTTTTTTATCCTTCAAAATTAACATAGGCATTTGTACTAGGCAACTATTTAGATCACTCAATCCTCAAACATGGTTGCAGATCTTCCCAATTAGTATAACGACAAGGACATTCATCCTCTTCCTCAGGACACCACCCAAGTGCCTCAGAGATCACTGGAAACTGACAGGTGAAATGATCTTTAACAAGAAGTGCAATGTCTTGATGCTCCTTTTGAGTACCATTGGAAGAACGTAAGTCGATATAATGAATCCAGTTGCGAAGATTACCAGTCATGTACATCTTTGTTGGTACAGCAAGAGGCAATACATTTCTTGCACATTCTTTTGCAATACCTGAGTCAAGCATTTCTTTGTAGAGGTTCATTCCATCTGCAAAATGCCTTTGCATTTTTAATTCGTAGTCCTGTCTAACAAATGGATCTATATCATCAATACTATTCTGTCTATTCTTATCATCTTGACGACGTAGTTGTGGCAGAGGAATGCTATCTCCAAGTAGAGAAGAGTCAGCATATCTCTGTGAAAATTCTTGAAATGTAAATGACCTATGCCTCAGCACTTGAGCAGCGATAGCACGAGTAGTATGAATCTCCACAGTCATTGATGCTTGCTCAAACACAGACCAATGACCATGCTTAATACAATACTTTAATAACCCTGCCACTTTAGGGTTGTCCTGATTATTAGGATTGCTCACACGAGCAATGTATCCTATGGTCTTCTCTGCATCAGGAGTAACAGAGATTAAACATACTTTAGTCATGGGTTCTTTAATAATATACGAAAAACTACATACAATCCCATTGCAGACCAGTATCCTAGGGTTGCTAATCCAAAGAGACCTGGTATACAAGCATTCCATACTAGCATAAGAGCTAGAGGTGATAGAAATAAGTTACCAATTGCATTCACAACTTCCTTACCTTTCTCTTCATTCCTTTCTTTTTCTGCCTTCTTATCCAGTTCTTCCTGTTTTATTTCTTCGTCTTCTTTTTTCTGTTGTTCTAAGGCACGTTTGTCAAAGTATATTGTCACTTTTTCCTGCCTTTCTTTGGAGGTTTTGGTTGTTTTGGATCGTTCCATAATTTAGGATTAATTCTACCCTCTGATTGTGTAAATTTTACAAAGTTCTTTTTATATAGATCGTAATAATAATCAAAAAGTTCTACTGCTTTACTTGCAATAGCAATATCAAATGTAGATTGATCATCTACCTTATACTCAACCAGATAGGCAGTATATGGTAGTGATTTATCCTTTGCATCATCGACAGTACATTTCTCTTTTAAAATCTTTACACCTGTCAACTCCTACCTCCCCACTCAATCTGAGGGAATGCTTCTGATACCACTGCTTTAGTGATACGCTTATACTTTTTATTAATTCCACCATCCTTGGCAAGCACTACAAGTTCTGCTTCTTCCTGATGAAGTCCCTCCAAGAGTTGAACAAACATAGTTTCTCTCTTCAAACCTTTTAGTCTAGGTTCTCCACCTTTAAAGAATCTATAAAGACCACGATACTCTTGCTCTAGGCGAGAGTGATCTGTTCCTATAGGTGAATCGTTAGGAGTGTAAGGTACATCTCCTTCTGGCATAACCGAAACAACACTCTCATCAAAATTGATGATTAACATCTGTCTGAGAGCAGCACTGTTATGTTTGCGAAGAAGTTCTATTTTCTCCTTCTTTGTTTTTGCATTAGAGACCTTTCTCAAAATCTCACTTAGCAGTAACCTAGGGTTACTGTTGTCCATATTACGTGGCATAATTTAACTCCTGTGATTAGTCTTCTTCATCCGCATCCTCAAAATTCCAGTATGGATTTGTTGGTTTGATGTAGATAAGTTCATCATGTAACATGTTACCATTCTCATCAAACATTTCAGGATGTACAACTGATTTAGAATATGCTGCATTTTCTATGTAGTCTTCTACATATCCTTTTGCCAACCAAGAAACAGTTATCCCAAGGACAAATGCTCCTATAACAAATAACACAACCAGTGCAACAATGATTGGTTCCATAGGGTTTCTCCGCAGCTATTTTTATTTAGTGATTAAATCAAATTGTTCTCTCTCAAATATAGAACAGTTTCTGTACAACCACCAAGAACTTTACCATCTAAAATAACTTGAGGGAATGTACTACCATTACCAAACTGTTCATAGAAACCTTGTCTATCGAAATGTGTATCTAAACGATACTCAGTAAACTTATATCCCTTACCAGCAATAACTGCTTTAACTTTTGAGCAATAGGGACAACCGTTACGAGTGTATACAGAAAAATTCATAGGAAATATGTTTTTAAGATTATAGCATAAAAAAAGAGGGTGTCAAGCACCCTCTTGTAAGTTCCGATTGTAGAGACCGCACGAACGATGTCTCAATCTTATTTAGAATGTGAACTTAGCACCGATTTTAGCACCCCAGTTACGGATGGTGTCGCCATCGCTGTCTTCGCCAGCAGTAGCACCAGAGATCTCAGCATAAGCAGCAAGATCATCAGATAGAGGAGCAGAAGCACCGATCTTACCAGAGATTTCTGTCTCAGTATCGTCAGTAGTTTCTGAATGGTTCAATGAAGGACCACCTTGTACATAGTAAGCAATCTTACCTTCTGCACCTACTGTACCTTCGTATCCAAGATGGATGTCAGTTGTTGCTGCACTGTAATCTCCATCAGGATAAGAAAGGTTGCTCTCTACATTCACGTAAGGACCAGCAAAAGCTGCACCAGCGAGAAGGAATGGAGATGCTGCTACTGCAGCGATTGTTGATTTAATAGTCATGATTGTTTTTAAAGTATCTCGCATAGGTACTAAAATACCCTGCGGATGGTAGCATCCCCGACATGGGATACTGTATTGCATCTACACAGGGTTACGATAGTTTCGAGTCCTTTGTATCAGTATTATTTATAATAACATAACTTTACATAAATGTCAAGAGGGGTTCGGATTATTCAACCTCTGCTCCCTTAAACGCTCGTGAGATTTCTTTCTTGATTCCAAAAGCATTTCAGCAACTCTTGAACGAGACTCTTGGTCTTGCTTAGGATCAAGATAATCTATAAGAATATCCATAGGATCTACAATTGCTTCGAACTCAGCATCTCCGTCACCAAGAATCTCTTTCAACTCTTTAGGTAAATTTTCGTTTTTAATTTTTGGTAATTCCATTACTCAATCTCTTTGTATGTGTACCCTGTAGCATCTCTAGTAGTCCAGATTAAGTTACCTCCCTCTATGAAAGGTCTTAAATCTAAAGACGAAGCTATTATAGCATTAGTGGCAACCCCTTGGTTAAGTGTTCCAATATCTATGTGAGCAGTACAACGTTGAGGATAGACAACAGATACTATATCCCCAAGGTCTCCTTCATTTCCTAATGGGTTATTTGCATACGCAGTAAAGATTGCAAATTTAAGTTTATCAAAAAGAATTGGGTTAACAGGACCATTCAATGAACCACCATCATTAAGGTAGAAACCAACCCATCCCGCCAGTCCACTCTCATCAGGTGCTCTGCCTCTGTTTGGGAAGGTACCTGTACGTCCAAACCTACCACTAGTATACTCTTCAGCGACTGCTCTGGCAATAGGATAAAAATAATTTGTAGCATCTGTGGGATCTTCAAATCCCAAA